ATAGGGCCAGTATACGCAGCATTTTGCGTAGCCATATCAGCGGCGGCTTGGGCTGGGTCTCCAAAGCCGCTAGGCAAATCACCAATAGGGCCAGTATACGCAGCATTTTGCGTAGCCATATCAGCGGCGGCTTGGGCTGGGTCTCCAAAGCCGCTAGGCAAATCACCAATAGGGCCAGTATACGCAGCATTTTTCGCGGCCATATCAGCAGCGGCTTGGGCTGGGTCTCCAAAGCCGCGGCCTTCGCTCTCTGCGCTCCAAGCGGGCGAAGCCGGCGCGACTGGTTGAAACCCTTGCGTCACAACTGGCTCTTGGTATTGCTGCAACGCTTGAGAAAATATATTGTTGTAATTCTGGTCAAACTTAGGCTTTGCCGCAATCCCCGCCGCAACGGGATTGTAGAATTGGAAGTCAGAATTACCCATCGCAAAGCCAGGAGCGGCACCCGGCGCGGCCCCAGGCAAAAGCCCCCCAAGGGTGCCCAGCCCCGCAGGGGAGCCGCCATCTGCAAAGCCTTGGCCGGCAAATTCGGGATTGACCGCGCCGCCTTGCGAGGAGGGGACAAGCCCCCCTTCGGCGCGTTCGATGCGCCCGCCTCGCGCCGAAAAGAAACCACGCGGCTGCGTAGATGTCGTAGTAGAGCCAGATAGCGCGCCGGTTCCTTCTGCGATATTGGCCAAAAACTGCGCGACTTGGAAAGGGTAAGACTGCTGCTGCTGGAATTGATTCGCGAGAGCAGTAAGACCCTGCTGCTGCGTTTGTTGTGCAACCTGGCCTGCGGCAAGCTGTTGCTGTGCCCCTTGGAGTGCTGCGGTCTGGCCTGCCAGCCCAAGGTTCCCGTATTGCTGCGCGCCGGCCAAACCAAGCTGCCCCTGCTGCGCCCCCAGGGAGCCGAGCTGCGCGCCTACGCCAAGACCAAGCTGCCCTTGCGCCGAACCCAAGCCGGCGAATTGCTGCCCCGCTTGCTGCATGCGCGCGAGATTTGCCTGCTGCGCGGAAAGCTCAGCGCCTTGCTGTTGCGCCGCTGTATTTTGCGCTTGCGTGTAACCAGATTGCAACGTATTCGCAAGGGCTTGCTGATTTGCAAGGTTTTGCTGGTATGCAAGATTAGCCTGCGCGACGCCCGCTCGGTCGCCTCCAAACGCGCCGGCCTGAATGGCGCTTCCCTGCAATGCAGACTGTTGTTGCGCATTTTGCAAATTTTGTGCCGCGATTTGCTGGCTCACGACATCTTGCAAATAAGGCGACATATACCGGTTGGTTTGCAATTGCCCAAGATTAGCCTGGCCCGCGCCTGCTGCGGTTAGAGCCCCAGCAGCACCATAATACGGCTGCGCGGCCTGCTGCGCGCCCAAAGTGGTTTCTGCGGCTTGCCCGAAATATGGAGCCGTAGAATTAACGGCATTAGACGTTGCGTTTGCTGCCGCCTGAATATATGGTTGTGCTGCGCCGGCATATTGGTTTGTGTTGTAAATGCCTGCCTGCTGCGTAGAAGTCAAAGGCGCGACATATGCGTTAGGGTCGGTAGAATATTGCTGGTATGGCTGCTGTGCCACTTGCGAAGCAATGTTGTTAACATTTTCATACCGCTGAAGGACTTGCGGCGGAATGTTTACACTGCTTGTTGAGGTTGAAGATTTGCCCCCCATTTTATTTTTCCTATTCTACTTCCGGCATAAGGCGCGAATCAGTTCGAGCGTTATACAAGAAAAACGCCCCAGTTTGCGGGCCAAATACACGCTCGTACAGTCTAATTTTCCCGGCTGTGCGGTGATTGCTAAGAACGCCAATAATCAAAGGCAAATTCAACTGTTCTGACATACGTTTTGCAAATTCCGTTAACTTGCGAGCCCGACCGCCTTTGGCACTGCGGAACTCTGGGTCAATGAAAATTGCCCGCTCTTCAAGAGTATATTCGTCAGAATACCACATTTTACCCAAACGAAGCAATATCCCACCTTCTGGTTTTTGCCCCGGCATGCCAATAATTCCACATAGCCCACCATTAAGATTAAGCGCCGGCCACACTTCTTCCAAAATTCGTTTTGGACTTGGATTTAGAAAAGCGTTTTCATGTGCACCAGACATTGCAAGGTGCATGAAGTCATGAACATCGTCAGGCGTGGCAATGCGGACTTCAAGGTCTGACATGTTAATCCTTCTTAGGGCCGGGGAGGTTCTGAAGCGTTTTAATAGTTTTGGCACGCATTTGCTTTACCCAATTGTCAAGCACGCGGTGCCCGGTGTCTAGGTCGCCATCGCCCGCTTTGCGGACTTCATCTGGAGACAAAACATATTCTCCGCCAGCCGCCACAATGGGGACTGTCTGTGCTTCACCACCAGCAGCCTTATGCGGCATTTCCGCCCCGTAAGGGGCTTCCTGGCCGCCATAAGGCATATCTCCGCCTCCGTAAGGCAACCCGCCAAAGATAAGTTTCATGTGCCGGAACCCGGCATCTGTGTTGCCCTCGCCCATGGCGCTGATAATGTCCGCAGGGATGACGTAGGCACCTGACGGCACATGCATTGGCAGATGGTCTGTACGCCCCGCCACGGGGCTGTGGATGGGGCCTGTGTGCGTAGTGCTGCGCAGCACGCCACCGCCCTCAGCGCGCGTCTTACGGGCTGTGTTAAGGGCCGCAGCAATGGCTTGGTCACGTCCATGGCCGGCATGAATCATCTCAGAGATGTTATGCGAAATGGTGGCTTGAGATTTGCCATGTTTGAGGGGCATTATGAATATCCCACTGCAATGGTCTGGCTTGTGCCAGGCGTGACCACAATACCATAAGCTACAGGAAGATTGATGGTGTAGACGCCAACTGACGTAGGGATGGTAGCTATCAATCGGGCAGATGTCGCAGACGCGGTTGTATTTGCATCCCACACGCTACCAGTTGCGCCGCCTGCCACAATGACACTGATGTTATAAAGACGCCCTGGGTTGGCAGAAACAACTGTTTGCGCCGTAATACCAGGCGCATTTTTAGCGCCTACAAGTGCGGTTGCATTGGTCGAAAGCGTTGATGTGGCGGTGACAAGGTTTTTAACCGTCGTCAGCATGTCAAACAGTGAGCCGCTCATCAGAATTTCCCGTCAGGAATAAAACGATACCTCATTTGCCCAATGCGCCAAAATGAACCAACGTCGCTGCTTCCCACGTAGATTGATAGCAACCGCCCGCGAAACCGAGGCGAAAAGAACGTAGTTGCCTGGGTGATTGAGTAAGGGCCGTAAACTGTTGGCGTCTGTCCAGGGTAGTCTACTACGTAGAAATATATCTGTAGTGTAGCACTTTGCGTTCCGTTATAATAGCCCCATTTTGCATCCGGCCAAAATTGGTCTAGGAAAATTTTAAGGTCGCCTTCATTGATGACAAAATAACCCGTTTGAAAATACGAACTCATTGCCTGCCCGTTTGCGTCGGGTGAAGTCTCATGCTGAAACAACAGCAAAGTAGACGGGTCAGCGCCAATGGGCGGGCCAAGCACTGTCTCGTTAATCCAGGCTGACCGGCCAAGCGCGCCGTAATCCCATTGGTTAAGCTGCGCATTATATTTTACATAAGCCGCCACTTCGCCGTTGCTCGTGGTTGTAGGGTAATACCACGCAATTTCGTTAAACCGGGAGTTAACCGCGGCTCTAATTTTATTAACGTTTGCAGTATCAATTTGTTGGAAAATAACGTCCCAAATAGGGCATGGAAGCGGCGTTACTTGCCCATTGGCAAAAACAAAGAACTGTGTTTGGCCCATCCAGTAAACCACGCCATTAAAAACACCGGCAGCTTTACGGCCGATTAGGCCACATCCTACGGCAATTTCATTAAATGAATAGATATACGGTTGGCCGATATATTGCATTGCCCAAAGAGCAAGGTCTGTCCATATCAATCCCTGCTGCGGGCCTTGCAAACATCCAACAATCTTAGAGCCTTTTGGAATCCGGTAAGAGCCAGCTTGGTTGGTGCTTTGCGCAATCCATTGGTTGTAATTTTGAACGTCGCACCAACGAATAAGCAATGGGTCTTGGACGCCGTTAAAGGTTGTCCCCCAAGCGACAATTTGCCGCTGAGGCATGGCCACAAAGACGCCATCACAAACAGGAGGCCCTGCTGAAAGCACTGTGGCTTGTTGGTTGCCGCTGGTGGAATCCCAGACAAAAATAGGACCAGAGGCAGGGTCTTGAGTAACAATCGTGCCTTGCGTGGTTAGGCTTCCTGTGGTTGCGTTAGCATAAGATACTGAACCCGCAGACGACGCAGTGACATAATAAGTGCCGTTGTATCCTGAAGGAACTAAATTTGTTATTGTTATAGCGTTACCAACAGGAATTTTGAAAGACCCGCTATATGTAATTGTTGCTGTTGTTCCGTTTCCACTTGCACCTGTGGTTGTGAGAGACACCAATAATTCAGGGACAGGGCACGCAACAAGAATTTGCCCAAAATTGTCTAACGTCCAGTCGTTTGTATAAATTGGCACGCTGTTTGTCGGGAAAGAATATGTAATACCGCCGTAACCACCAGCGCCATAAGTACCGCCTCCATAGGAGACTGCTGCACTACCAGGGCCATTGCTGATATAATAAATAAAATTAGCGTTACTTTGATTGAAGTAAAAAGTGCCGCTGGATGTTGCGGTGTTTTGGGCCGAAATTCCAAATGAATTGGCGCTTGCAACCGATGTGACGGTGTAATTGCCCAACAGCGTAACGCCATTACTCGCCGCAGGAATAAGAACGGGGAATGTGCTGCCAACGGACAGCCCGTGATTGTTCAATCCAACTGTAATAGCCGCAGAACCTGATACCGTTGTGAATGATACAACGGTGGCTGATGTGCTCGGCGATGTGGCATATTGTGGGTTGCCCAATAAATCAGTAGCTTGAATGGTGTATGTTGTTGAACCAGTTGGGGTGCACGTATAAAAACCAAATAAAACAAGCCCACCGATGCTAATTTGCGTGCTGATATAAACTGAAGTGTATGATGTAGTAGGAACAGTAGCATCTGTAATAGTAACGGTTGCACTTCCGCTTGTTGTGCTAAATGCGGTTGATGCGGTCAAATTATTTGTAATTGTAACGGGTGTGATTTGTGTTTGAGTGTTATTGGCTAAAACACCTAAATAAGCTTGATAAGTGCTAGTTGATGCTTGATTGCCGATGGCAAGATATTTGAGTGCATTAATATCTTCCCAAGCCCACAAGGCTCGAGTAATAGTACTTTGTGGCGGGCCGTATTGCGTCCAGCCGCCTAATTTTTGCACCAAAATGTAATTGGCTGGGTCATACATATACCGGATAAAATTGCAAGCTGAAAGCGACGCTTCGTTTAACGCAGGCGTGCGGTTTATATCAACTCCGCCGGTAAGTTTAAGTGCGCCGTGTGGCATTAAGCCCCCCTAGATGGGGTTGCCACCGGGGAGTTAGATGAAGATGACCATCCGCTGGCTTGGAATTTTTTGCGGTATTCTTCAGTTAGAGAACCTTTCAGCAACGTTTGATATTGGCTTTCATAACTCGGCCCCATTTGCGGGTCGTTCGATGTTGGGCCAAAATTGCGCTGGAACTGACTGATATAAATCATGCTCGCTTGAATAAGCATGTCGGGGTAATAGGTGCTAATGAACGTCGTGCCAGTTGAGGCCAAAAGAGTTGTAGCATTGGCATAAAGCGTTTGCAGACGCCAAGTCCCGGTTAAAGTAACTAGATAATTAGCATCCGGCCATGGCCCAACAATAATATTTTGGTATGTGTTCCCGTAAGTAGTAGAATCGCCACCATACATAGCAAAACAGATAGGTGTCCCTGCGCTCGTAGCGTCTGGATAAACGTTTTGAATATATTGCTTTGTAACAGGCAAAAGAGGTGTATACGTTGTTCCTGTAATA